ATATCGTAAGCGATCAAGTTTGGCATAGCTCTTCTAACTAACGAGATAAGAATTGGATTCCAGTTTTGAATTGAAGCGCCAGTAGCGTTTGATGGAGCAGCTTCACTTAAAAATGCAGCGTCCTCTCTCAAACTTCTCTCTTGGTTCTCCAAGATTACAGATGTAACGGCTCTTTTGTATGAATCTTTGATCTCTGGAAGATCAGGATGATCCAATACAGGCTGCCATTTCTGTTGTTGTTGTTCTGATAAAAACATTGTTCTATCTCTCCTTTTTTAGTTAATTAACTAATCCTTACTTTTTAGTGTATGGATTTTTGTTTGTTTTACTAATAGCAGCGGTATATGCAGCCATCGACTCACTTAAATTAGAGTAATCTGGTTTATCCGCTACATCATTAGATTCTTCACTCGTTGCTTTCTTTCTTGGAAAGTATGATTCTTTTACAGTTTCTACTTTCTTTCTGAAATCAGCAGCGTCTTTATATTCAATATTTTCTGCTAAACCTTTAAACTTTTCTTTTTCGGTTTCAGCAAGATCAGATCCTACATCTTGTAGTATATCTTCTCTAGCAAATTCACCGATTTTAGAATTTAGTTCAACGTTTTGTTCCATTGATTCGTTAAGTTTATTTTTTAACTCCTCAATTTCTGCAGCTTGTTCATCAATCACATTGTATTTGTCCGCTGGGACATCAATGTAGTGTGATTCAAATAAAGATTTAAGACCACCGATAAAATCTTCAGTAATCTCATTTCTTAAGCCTTTTTCTATAGCAAGTTCGTTTTCTTTCATCCACTCACTTACTACGTAGTTTAGATAAGCGTCAACTTTTTCTACGATTTCAGATTTAGTTTCTTCAACTTTTTCTGTAACTTTAGTTTCGTATTCGCTTTCTAATTTTTCGATTTCTTCGACAAGTTTTGCTTTAACAGCAGATTCGAAGATTGTAGCCGCTTTTGCTTTAAACTCCTCAGACAGTTCTTCACCATCAGTTAAAGCAGCAACGTCTTCTTTCATATCCATATCTTTGACTTTATCTTTAGCAGACATTTCTTTTTTCATTTCCTTTTCATCATCTTTTTTCATATCTGCTTCTTTCATATCTTTTTTGTCTTTGTTATGATATGCTTCTTTTTTTTCTTCTTCTTCGTCTTCATCTTCTTCTTCTTTTTCAGATGCTTCTTTCATTTCTTTTTTCTTCTCATCATCTTTTTCTTCTTTAGCATCCTCTTTATCTTGTTTTGCTTTTAAAGCGTCTAAAGCAGCTTTAGGCATTTCACCTTCTTTTACTTCTTTTTTCTCGTCTTCTTTATCGTGTGAAACTTCTTTAACTTCTTCTTTTTCTTTTTCGTCTTTTTTCTCATCAGCTTCGTAAGCAGCTTTGATTTCTTTTTTATCTTCAGAATCTTTTTCTGCACTTGCTTTTAGAGATTGCATACTGTCAGCCGCACCTGCACTTTTTTGGTGTGGGTCACCTGTAATGTGGTTAACCCCTTGTGCAAAATCTACTTTACCATCAGTTGGTGATGTAATAGCTTTAGTCATCACTTGATTGATAGTAGCGCCTAATGATTTAGCGGGCTCAGCAGCAACAGCATTTCTTTTTGGCAAATCTGCCACGTTGTTGTCAGCCATTGTTTTTTCTCCTATTAATAGTTACAAAATACCGACACTCATATTAGGAATGTCAAGTAATATTTATAAAATTACAGCTTTTTAAGGAATGATTCAAACACTTTTGCCTGAATATCAGCAAGTTGTGTTTTTTTCGCTTGTTCTACCTGTAACTTTAATTGGTTAATTTCTTGTTCTTTTAGAACACCATTATCCCAAACCCACTCCTTACCCTCCATAATACCCTCTACAAATGCTTCAGGTGCCGATGGATCAGCAACTATGTCAGCTGCTGTGGCAAGGTAAAAATCATTGTTTACTACATTTGCGCCTCTGGAGTTACTCAATGTTCCCATACCTCTACTAGATACTCCTAATTTTGCGCCTTCGTCAATAAGGTTTTTCACAATTTTTCCATAAGGTGTGTCTAAAATTTTAGCTTCACCAATAAAGTTGTTTCCTTCAGGATAGAGCGCTTTTACCATATGCGATACTCTTTCTAGGTTGACGGTTGGGCCGTCTGGATGTCCTAGTTCACCAAATGCTCTACTTTTGTTGATAAATTCTCGGTTATATCTCATCACTTCTCTTTCCAAAATTTCTTTTGGATAGATACGGCCGTTCTTATTTTTCATTTCGGCCTGCATAAAGATACCCTTAATCTTATAATCTTTTTTACCGTTGGCTTGTTCAACGATATATTCTGCGTCTTGTATTTCTTCCGTGATAAGTTTCATTTATCTCTCTCTTTTTAATAAAACTATTTATAAAAGTTTTGTCTTATAAACCTTAATTTACTTCATTTTTCTTGTTCTATGTCAAAATTAAATATAATTGTTATTCTTTTTCTATTTGTAATAACCTTTGATATACTGTGGGTTAATACGGCTGGAAATATAACAACGTCATCTTGTTTAGTATCTAATTTAATATTTCTAAATAAAAAAGAATTTTCTGGTGTATTTTCATCAAAATTTTTAATTAAATTAGGTCTTAATGTACTAATAAATTTTGCATAGTCGTTTGAATTATCAAATGTGGTACTATTATTAATGTCATCATCATACTGAACATAATGAACACCTGTAAAATCAGCGTTACTATGTACGTGAGGTTCCATATACTGACCGTTTGTCATACAGGTATAATTAACAATTCTGAAGTTATATTTTACAGGATTTTTTAATTTAAAACTATTTAAATATTCTGATATACAATTATTATATAATGGTAAAAGAGTTTGATAATTGGGTTTTTCAAATGTGATATTATCATCATCACATACTGAATGGTGCATATCTGTAAAACCAGTTGCCCACTTGTTTCTATTTTTATCTATTTCGTAATTTTTTTCAATAGTATTTAAAAGACCATTTCTATCATAGTCTTCATTTTTAAGTGATTTTTTGTAAATAGGAAAACCAAAAAGTTGAACCAAACTCATAATATAATATAAAATTATCTAAACACTACTAATATTGTATAATTATCTCCGTTTGCAAAATTTTTTGTAGATAATAAAACATCACCTGTTGGTGTTGTAGCATTATTTGCTATTTCATTACCATCAGCTCTTAAATCCCAAAATCCTTGACCTGAAAGTAATACAGCAGTAGCATTAGTAGCACCATCCCATATCAACTCAACTGCTGATTTAGGATTTGCTGTATTTACAGACCAAAATATTTTTGATATTTTTCGGTTGCCATCTTCAGTCATAAAAGTTGTTTCAGAAGCATCAACTTTTTTAACTAAAGTTTCACCTGTACCATCAGAATAATTTGTTAACTTAACACCATATTTGACACCTGTTGTGTCAGTTAATACTTGTGTTGAAACTATATCAGCCATTTGTAAAACCTTTTTCTTTTATAAATTCTAAAACTAAATTATATTTTGACACATTACTATCAGTTGATAATAAAATATCTCCTGATGGATTAACTAATGTTGTGCCTGTTAATCCTTGTTTGAGTTTAGGTTGATTAACAACTAAACCATATGTACCTCGACCAGATAAAACTATTATTTCTTCATCTGTATCAGCATCAAAAAATAAAGTTAAATTACCTGTACCTAGTATTTCATAATATATTTTTGCAACCGATAAATCAGGTTTTGATGTTGCACCTGATAATTCAGAAGCGTCTAATAAAACATTTTTTGTTTCATTACCAATACCACTTGCTCTTACGGTTACCTTAAAATTATCGTCTATTAAAGTTGTTGTTGTAAAAGCCATACATAATTAACTTCTTGGAGAACCTACAGCAGATGCTTTAGAGTTCGCACAAGTAATTTTATCACTATTTTTCTTTTCAAGTATTACTGACTCATTTTGAGCAATATAAACAGTTCCTAAAACTGTACTATCAGCATCCGTTATTGTTGCTGTAGTAGCTGCACCAACGGCAGTTATTCTAACAAACTGAGCATAACTAAAGTCATTTTGACTTGGATTATCTACAACACTTCCTTTTACTATAAATGTTTGTGCCATTTTTTACCTTTTTAAAATTGTTAATGTTTCTTTATCAAAATAATTCATTAAATCATTCACACTAACATTATGTTTTTTTGCAGCAGTTTTGACATTTTTATCAAAGTTTGCTACAGCATCAGCGTCTTTGTCAGCTGCTGTAAATACCATATCCACAGCACGTTTCATTTTAGGCGTAAGTTTATTATACTGCCTAGTACGCTTGTAATCATTTGCTTCAGTAATATTTTCTTTTTTGAAATTACTGAGTGTTTTCATCACCTGTTACCTCTGGTGCAGGAGTTTCTGCAGCCGCATCATTACCCGAAAAAGGATTTGCTTCAGGAGTATCAACTCCTTGTTGTCCTGTAAATACCGATTTAGCCACATCAACTTTTGCATTATCCAAAGCAGATGAAACTTTATCTGCGATTGATGATTTGAAGGCATCAGCTGCTGATAAATTATCACCCTTTTGAAGTGAATCAACAAAGTTTTTTATATTTTCTTTACTCATAACTATATTTATCTCCTATACTATGCCACTCCAACCCGTATCAGGTTCTTTTGTGACTTTAGATTTTTTCTTGTGTTTCTTGTTCAGAATCTTTTTGGTTTTGAGGTTCTTCAGAAACAGCCTCATCTTTAATTTGTTTATCAATTTCTGCAATTTCGTGTTCATTCTGTTTAAGTATTTTTGTTCTAATGTATTCGTTAGAGAAATATTTACCAACATAACCCTCTAATGATTGTGCAAGGTTTATTCTTTCTCTCATTATTTCTGAATTTTTTAATTCTGCAAAAAATCCATCTTGTAAAAAGTTATAATATATTCTTTGACCTATTTCATCCCAATCTTCAGGTGCAATAATACCTTTCAAAATTAATTGAGTTTTTAATAAGTCTGAAAATAAAGTTGTAAATTTCTTTCTTAATCTGCCTACAAATTTAGTAAACTTTAATTCATCTCTACTAATTTCGGCAGCTCTTCCCATATTAAAACCTTGACCACTTTCTAATCTACTAATTGGAACGTTTAGTGATCTATAAAGTTTCTTTTGGAAATATTCAATGTCTTGTATTTCACCTAGGTTTTGACCACCAGGTAAAGTTGATATTTCAGTTCCCCTCCCACCTTCTCTACGAGGTAACCAAAAGTCTTCTAACATTGACATATAGTTTCTGTCATCTCTTATTTCACCTGTACTTGCGTCATACACAAGTTTATTTCTATATCTAGCCATAACAT